TCGACGGTGTTCTCGCTAGAGAAAAATACCCGCATCAGGCTGGGCATCATGGCGCTGACGGTGTCGCGCACCTCCATCGCCACCACCTGGGAGCGCCCGTCTTCCTCGTTACCAAACGGGTCACCTCGGTAGTAGGCTGTCCCCATCGCCCGAATGGGCGATATATCGGAATCGATATAACTGACGGCGTCGGTCAGGTCCTGCCCGATGATTGCCTCCAGTTCGGTGTCATCCATCGGCTCTTGGGCGGCCACGTCGGTGGTCACTGGCATATCGTTCATGTTCATTTCTTGTTCCTCTCGGATATTGCTTTGGCCTTGGCTCGCGCATCAACCTTAGATGACGCACCCCACGCTTTCAAACTCAGCAGCAAGCGCGTTGGCTCGCCGTCCTTCATCTCAGCGCCTGGCATATTGCCCATTCTCGCAAGGAATGACGCCCTGCGCGGGTTATCGCCAGACTTCACTGGCGCTTTGAGATTCATGCCCTCGGCCTTCGCGCTGGCGCGTCCCTTGGCATTCAACCCTCCGCTGGGACTCTTTCCCTCTTTACGCTGCCACGTTGGTGTCTTCATTTGATGCCCCAAAAATACAAGTCTCGTGGTGACTGATTTTCGCTAAATTCATGCCGTGAAAACCTCTTGACCAACAGACCAAAGTGTCCGGCCTCCAGGTTCATGTAGTAGTCATTGGTAAAAGGCGCATCAGCCGGTGACGTTCTCGTTGTCCCATGCTCTTGCCGGCCAGTAGTCGCGCAGGAAAATACAACCAGGCCGCCAACCCTAACCAGGTCAACCATCTTGGAGAATGTCTTGCGCCAGTGTCGATCATGCTCAAAACACTCGCACGATATGGCAACATCAAAATGTCCGTCGGCATATGGCAACTCATGCCCAACGCAGACAATATCAACGCCCTTGCCTTCTCCTAAGTCGCAACCCACATACTCCTCAGCATTTACAAAGAAGTCGCGCACGCTGCCGTTGATGTTCAATGATCCAATTTCTAAGACCCGCCCACCCGCAAAAAACTCAGGGAATTGAGCCTTCACGCCGCTGACAAAGTTGATCTGGGACTCGTGGCTCACTTGAACCACTCCTCTGCATAGTGTGGCCGGTTCTTCAATATCCACGGTATAGCCGCCCTGGTCAGGGTCTCACCATTCAATCCAATGGTCTGGCTGCCAACGTGGTGAACATAAGACCGGCTCAGGTAATGGTGGAACCCCGCCGCACGCAAGTCTTCGCAGTGGACATCATCCGAGTACCAGTTCAGTGGCGGGAACTTAAAGCAGTCCCAGGCGTCGCGGCCAATCCACGCAAATATGGGACTGACTACCTCCATTGGCACAATGGCGTCCTCATATGGATACCGGAAGTAGTTCAGTTTCTGGTCAAAGGGATTGCTGCGAATGTTCTGCACCGGCCTGGCTGCATCGCAACGCGCAGAAACCCAACCCACTGGCTCACCGGTCTCAGCCTTTAGCTGCCGGACATCCTCCACCAGTATTCGGTAGCTGCTTGGTGTCAGGACAATATCGTCATTAGCGCAGATCACAGACTCAAAGCCATCAGCAAAGGCGCGGTCCATTACGTCGTTGTAATCGTCACCGAAATTGTGCGCTGCACCAAATATTTTTAGGTCAGCGTCAAAGCCGCTAATCACTGACTCAGGACCGCGCAAGTAGACAGGCACTTCGGGGCAGTATTCGGCAATACTTGCCAGCATCACCCGCAAACCCTTGCCATGCACTGTCGAAATGCAGATCGGTGAGATCATTTCTTATTTACTGGCTTGGCCGTCTTGGCCGCCTTGCGAAAGTCGGATGCGCTGGGCGCTGCCTTGCTGCCTACCTTGTTCATCTTCTCACCGGAGCCAGCCGCGATACGTTTCTGCTTGGCGTTGATTGCCGCATAGAGTCCAGGTTTTGCGCCCTTCATTCTTCCACCCCGCCCTCTAGTTCCGTGTCCATAGACTCTTCACTGTCTCCACTGCCATCGTTCGGGCCGCCCGTAACCCAAGCATCGCACGTTCTACTAGCTGCGCACTTGAAGTCAAAAATCTCGCAATAGCCGAGGTCAGCGAGTCGTATAGTTCCCCAAGGGTCTGCTTCATTTCCAATTCCTTTCGCAATGCACTGCTTGATTGAGTCCTGCACGTTAAACGCGGCGCAGTTACCGCAGACGCTTTTCTTCGCGTCTTCCACGCTAACGTCCCAGGTGTCTGCCTTCTTCTTCCAGTAGGCCGTGTTCGGCAACGCGGGATTCTCAGGGCCGTAGGCTGCAGTGGTGATCGCCTTCGCCCGGTTCTTCAGATTCAGCACCACGTCCTGGGTAGGCATAGGGCACTTAGCCACCTCCTTGGCCGACGTCATCATCTGGTTCATTGCCGCCTGGTATTTGGCGGGAACGTCGCGCATTTGTGTAGCCATTACATCTTCCCCTTCATAGGCTTGGACTTGCCAGCCTCAGAGAGCGCAATGGCAATCGCCTGCTTGGGATTCTTCACGACGCGCTTGGTCATGCCAGAGTGCAGCTTGCCGGACTTGAACTCGCCCATCACCTTTGCAATCTTCTTCGCGGCCTTGTCAATCTTCATAGATTACCCCTTTGGTTGGATGCCCAATTATGCTACGCGAGGCAGATTCCTGCGCAGTGGCTTGTTCCAGGACACCTTCGCCCCGCCGAATGCTCCAATCACCGCGTCACTCGCAAACGTCAGGCAAAAGGCGTCGGCGCGGTCCGGACTCGGGAATCCGCGCTTCCTGATCTCGTCCTTGCCCTCAATCTGAATCTTTCCGGAACTGGTGAACGAATACCGGACGATGGCCAACTCGGCCACCAGCGCCTCGTCCCTGGGCATCTTGCAGTCCCGTCCCTCCAGCCAGGCTTTGGCCTTGTGCCATAGCTCGGCCTTCAGATTCCGGTACGTCGCGCCCATCGCTGGACTCTCGGACACATTGATGCCGCGACAAGGCAGATTCAACTCCCGCAGGCGGTCAACCACTCCCGCGCCAAGGCCGATGCTATCCACCAGGATCTCCATTGGTCTCTCTGACGGTGGCAAAGCCTCGTACTCGGAGACCACTGCGCCGGTCAATTGCATCAGGTCCAGGTTCTTCCACGTCTTGATTGGCTCGGTTACCGCGTTACCCTTGCGCTTGCAGAGTGCCGACCTGTCGCTTCCGAACCGCGCAACGTCCAGACCCCATACCATCGGCGCTGACGCGCTAGGCTCAACGTCTCGCTGCTGCGCCATCTCCAGCAACTCCATCGGAATGACGGTATCGTCATCTGAGCGCGGAAACTCGCCAAGCACCCTGATCCGGTAGGCGTTGCTCTCCTCGCCGTAGCGTGCCGCCATCTCCCCCAGGTACGCCTCACTGACTCGGGGGGAGTCGGCGCAACTCACCTTCATCGTTACCCAATCATCCTTCAGCCGGTTGTGGGTGTCATAGAAGAAGCCGGTGGAGCGCACCGGATTACCCAGCAGCAGCGTCACCGCCTTGTGACCCGACATCGAGCCGGCTGCGGCTTCGAACACCGCCTCGGGGATACCGGACGCCTCATCTGCCACCAGCATGACGTTGTCACTATGAACCCCTTGCAGTGCCTCGGGTTGCTCTGCTCGGCTTGTCCTGGCCGAGATGAACGCCTCGTTGGGAGCCTCCTTGACCTCGACCCTGTCCTGCTTCACGTCCAACTGGTCGGCCAGCATCGGCGGTAGCTGCTTCACCCAGCGCTTCAGTTCCGCGAACAGGGCGTCGTAAAGCTGGCTTGACGTTGGCGCTGTAACGACAATCTTGACAGGGAACCGCAGGAACAGATACCAGAGCATTGCCCAGGCGCTGGCGGTTGACTTGCCTACGCCGTGGCCGGAGCGTACGCTTATGCGTCGGTTGCCAGCCGCAATGTGATTCAGAAACTCTACCTGCCAAGTATCAGGTTCGGTGTTCAGCACCTCCCTAACAAACAGCACTGGGTCATTCCGGTAGCGCAGGGCGAACTCGATAAACGGGTTCGCGGGAACTTCCAAATTTTTTTTTGTAACCATAGTGCGCGATCAGGTAGGGGGTAGGGGGTCAGGGGGAACGTGGAATCGGTGGGTGGGTTCGTGCATCCGGTAGGTGTTTAGGTACTGCCACAACCGCCCCGCCGCCAGCGGCCCACGGGGGGGGTCGGCGCGGCCACGGCCAGGCTGGACGCCGGCCAACCGTGGTCTGCGGCCTGTGGATAACTCAGCACGCTGCGCGTCCCCTCTGACGCTGCGCTATGGTGCGCGTAAGCCTATGATTCCATTGAGTATTTCGCCGAACGTCTGCACTTAGTGCGAGCAGACTACTTAACACAGTGTCCATTATGTGAATGAAAACAGGGTGTTTATGCCTGTTTCTGCTTAATCTTTGAGCAAATGCACTCATTCTGTGGATAACTTTGGCATCTGGTCTGTGGATAACTGCTCAACTACTTCGACGTGGCGCAGCGCCTCCATGCGCAAACCCTGGATGCTGACGTTGATCTGGTTGCCCTTTTCGACGCCGTACGTCTTTCTGTCCCAGCGTTCCGCAAGCCACTGGCGCGTTCGGATGCGCTGCACGTCGCGCTGGCCGTTGTCGACGTCCATGCCGTCCGCAATGGCGAGTGTCTCGCAAGCGAGATGCGAGGCCGCTTCCACCCGCGCGCGCGTTATTTTAGCCTCATAGTCGTTATCTTCGATCCAAGTATCGAGCGCACGCCGTCCGATGCCTAGGCCACGGCATATGTCTGCCTTGCTGCGCCCCTCTTCAAACATCGACAGGATCAACTCGTCATCGATGTCCTCCAGCAGCGCAATATCGGCTCTCACTTTCGGATTCCCAGGCATCAGATGACCCTCCAAGCGTTTTTCGTTACCGCAAGCACCCTACGCACCACCTCATCCCACAAATCACGTCCTGCGCTCATTCTTAGCCCTTTCTGCTGCCTTCGTATCGAACATCTTGCCGCCCTTGAAAGGTTTGCTGATGTCGATGTCATTCTCCATCTCCTCAAACCCGCTTGAGCCTTGCGGCGTCACGGGAACCATTGTCGCGCTTGGAATCGCTGCCTTGATGTCTCTCACCTGCTTGAGCGTCGGACCCGTCATCACCACCTCCAGTTCCGCGAGTGTCCAGATCGACCTCGCGCCTGGCTCCTTGCGGAACTGCTCGTACCAGGTCGCCATCTGTTTGTCCCTCACGATAACCATCAGGCTCCCGTCGGCCATCCGGTGTTCCATGCAATCGATTTTAGGCATCTGCTCAATGCCTGCCTCAGTCGCCCACCTGGTGAGCGCCCTGTACGCCGCGATCATTCCCTTGATGGCTTTCTCCAGCCGTTCCTCGTCCCGCGCCTGGCTGGCCTCCCAGATGCGCTCCCGCTGCGCGTTGAACTTCCTGCGGAACTCGGCATCCACCAAGTCAATCACTCGGTCAATGCCCCAGGTCTTCTCATGCTCCATCTTCGCCAGTTCCATCTCCACCATCAGCGAGTGCTGGAACACCTTGAAAGGGTCAGACGGGAACTCGTCCCTATCCGTAAGTTTCTTCGTTGCCATCCTCAACTCCTCATCTAGTCAACTTCACCATACCCAATTTCCGAGGTAGTCAACCTAGTTAACTTACTTCTTGCATTAAGCAAGAAGTTGTAAGTTGACTAGGTTTTTACCTATTCCTGTGCAACTTGCAGCATAGGCAACTGCCTATATTTCACTGAGTTGCCTATATATTCCCAACATAAGTACATAGGCAACTGCCTATATTTCCATAGTCAACTTCATAAGTTGCCTATCAAACTGATGCCACAAACGGCTCATCTTTATCGGTTTCGCGGTAGATCACCCAGCAGTAATTAGCCACATCCGTCTCGTGGTAGCCCACCAGCTTCTTGGCAAACATCGCCTTCTTCCCACGGTAAAAGTCGCTGTCGATTGACTTGCTGTCACCCTTCAGCTTGGCGAATGCCTCCTTCCACTCCGATACAGAAATTGTTTTGTGGCGCTCCTCACCGACGTTTGTCATGTGCCCATTCTTCTTTAATGCGTCGTGGATGGCGTCCAAAGCCGCCTGCTGGTTCTCCTGCAGCTTGCGTGGTTTGGCTTCTCTGGCTACTGCTTGGCTCTGCATCTCCTGCTGGAGCGCCTCGTCACTGGCTCTCACAGCCAGGCTGATCTGTGCGTCGCTGATGCCTAGCTGACTGCCCTGTATCTCCACCTTCACCATCTCAAAGCCAATCTTCACCCCGTCCTGGCCATCCTTCTGCTTGCTAATCGTGAGGATGCCACTGCCAGCTATCGGGCCTGACGGGTTGGGTACTGAGTCAATCTTCATCAGTTCAAGCTGAGTGTCCACGGCTCCCAGCAGCGAACTATGTCCCCGCAATCCCTTGGTGGCATCCTTACCCGAGTGATGCAAGACCATCATGGCGCATCCCAGCATCCGCTGAATCCTTCCCGCGTTGTGGATAAATGCTCCCATGTCCTCTGAGTTGTTCTCGTTGCCACCGCCAAACGCTCGGGCTAAAGTGTCAATCTGCACCAGTTCGAACTGGACGCCGGTCTTCTCCACCAGGTCCTTGATCGAGGCCACCAGCAGATCGAAATCCTCGGCACTCGATCTCATGTTTATCGCGGCCCTGATAACGTAGATTTCAGCGCCGGCCTGAGTGCGGTTGTGCAACTTGCAGGCTTTGATCCTGGCTCCGATGCCGCCGAATCCCTCACCAGCTATGTACAGCACAGCACCGGCAGCTTGCACCTCACGCCCCATCCACGCCCTGCCCGTTGCCACCGCCTCCGCAATGTCAAGCGCAACAAATGACTTATATGACCCTGGCGGCCCGTACAGTGCGCAGAACGCCTTCTTCGGTAGGACGCTGTCTATCAGCCACTCCACCGGCTCGTCCTCAATGTCATCCCAGGACTCAATGTTGAGCAGTTGCCGTGGGATTAGTATGGGTGGCTCAGTTCTATCAAAGTTATCGGGTTCTAGCGTAACTTCGGTAGTTTCCACTGGCTCAATCCAATTAGGCGTCAGCACCTGACCCACACTGGTGATCACCGGCAGCGCCTTGGCTAACTCTGCCAGCTTGGCTCGATCACCGCCGTCCGCTACCCACTCGTAGGCGTCATCCCCGAGTTCGGGTAAGTTGAAGTCGAGTACGCGAATGGCTTTGGCTACTGGCAGCAAAGCCTGCACTACGCGCTTTGCGTACTTCCAGCCAGGTGCGTCGCAGTCCGGAACCACTATCACCACCGCGCCGGTGAAGTATTGAGTAATGTCCTCCGGCCAATGGCTTGCACCAGCGTGGGACGTAGTGGCAATGGCTCCTATGCTGACCAAGGCATCTGCTGCCTTCTCACCTTCCACCAAGTAGATAGCGCGTCCAGCTTCCCTGGCGTTGATCAGTTCCGGCAGGCGGTAGGGCACTATCCGCGCCCCTGTCATGCTGCCCTTGCGGTTCCCAGCGGCGTCCACCTTGTGGAGAGAGTACGTTTTACCCTTCTCGGTGTTGGTCTTAAACCGGCGCTTTACAAATAGGGTCTCGCCTTGCTCGTCCTTGTACTCCCACTCCTGCTCCAGCGTTGGCATAGTCATCAATTCACCTTTAATGAGCGCGAGAGAATACTCCTGGCGCTGGAGTGCTGGCAATAGGTTGCGTTCCCTGACCGCGTCGAATACGCTGTGCTGGTCGCAACCACCGTGGCAATGGAACAGCAGCTTTCCATTGTCTTCCTTAATGGATAGAGACGGGTTCTTGTCCCCGTTACCGCGGCCGTGGCCAGCCACAGGGCAACTCGCAAGCCAGTTCCCGTTCACTTGCTTGGCGTTGCCCAGGGCTTTGGCTATTGTTTCAGTGTCCATTGTTAAACTCCTGCTGCTGAGAGGATTCGCCATGCTGTTGCAGCGCACAATGGGACTTGTCCATTACCAATGGCTTTAAGTCTGTCCACCCTAGCGGCCACCCCATCATGTACTCTGTTGCGTTTACCGGCGGGTATGCCATTCTGTAATGTTTGCTTAAGTAGTCCTTCCAGCTGCTGATACTGTGAGTCCCTTTTCTTGGGCCATCCCTTCCTGCTCCCGATGAATCCGAAACCGTTGGCGTTGGCAACCACCCAAATTCTGGCTCTGTGATGAGCAAATCCAACTGCGTCTGCTCCCAGCACTCCCCATCTCGCATCAAACCCCATTGAGGCCAGGTCTCCAAGAACTCGTCCAAGCCCCCTAGAAGTGAGCATTGGGCTGTTCTCCACGAACACGAATCGGGGTCGTACCTCGCGAATGATGCGTGCCATTTCTCCCCACATCCCGCTGCGTTCTCCATCAATCCCTGCGCCCTTACCCGCTGCGCTGATGTCTTGGCATGGAAAACCTCCCGATACCACGTCAACAATTCCTCGCCACGGCTTTCCGTCAAAGGTTTGTACGTCATCCCATATCGGGAAAGGCGGGAGAAGTCCGTCATTTTGTCTTGCGACAAGTACGCTTGCTGGGTAGGGTTCCCATTCGACTGCACAGACTGTTCGCCATCCAAGGAGGTGTCCCCCAAGTATTCCACCACCAGCGCCTGCGAATAAAGCCAGCTCATTCATATTCTCGCTTTCATTATTTTTAGAGGAAAAAAAAGCCGGTGGAGATCAACCCACCGGCCACCAGACTACTGGTTAGAAAAACTCTTCGTCATCCATCACGGGTGCAGGCGCAGGCTTAGCCTTGCGTACAGGTGCTGGCTCCGGCTCAAACTCATCACCGCCATCCGCATTCATGCCAGCGGGACGCGCAACCCACGACACCAGCTTAAAGTTCGGCACTCGGGTGTTGCCCTTGCCGACCTTCTCAGCTGTAGAGTTGACGTACTCAATGACCGGCAGCTTGCCGGCGTTATCACCGGCAGCCTTGTCGGCTTCGTTGTAGATCTTCTCAAAGCCCTTGCATGGACCGTAAGCGTTTGCGCTCCAATCGACCAGGCCGAGTTCCTTTGAGTACAGCGTCACCACAAACCCGCGCTTATACCCCTCACCAGGCGACTGACTCTTAGCGCCCAGCACCTCATCAGGCTGCCAATCGCGTACACCAGCACCAATCATCAGCCATCCGGTCTGCACCGATTCCAGGTCCATAACCACCTTCTTGAGTTGGATTTCCTCACCGTCTCGGTTTGTCCAGGCGTTGGCCTGGGGCGCAAAGCGGATGTAAGAGTTACCCGATCCATTGTTGTTTGAAAGATTTAGCATTTTCAGTTCCTAAGTTACAGGCTTGCGCCCAATGTTAGATGGCAGAGGATTCCACCATCTTTGCCAGAGTCAGTCCACTTGAGACCTTCTCTGTCAAATCGTCGAGCAGATGCCGGTCATCTTTGCTCAGTAATTTCTCAGCTTGCGCCGGTGTAATCGGCTCGCTCTTGTATAGCTTGGCGGTTTCAATTGGCAAGTCGCTGATGTCAATGTCTGCCTTCCACTTGCGAATGGCACGCTTCGGAACCAAGTTCCATCCTGGAACTGCAGCGCCATCCTCCAGGCGCTTAGTCGCTACCTTCTTCAGTTCCTCGTAGAAAGCCTCCACCAGTTCACCCTGCTCCAACCAGGTGGCGATCTCGCTCTCGCTAAGTTCCTTGGTAGGCGCTAATGGCAACTCGTAAGACTTCTCCCGCAGGGCTGGGCAGTGTAGCTTGGCAGGGCAATACTTGCAGGCGTCGCGCGACGGTGTCGGGTAGGCGTTGCCGTAGCTGATCTCGCCTATGGCCTTCATGAGATCCTTGCTGTGCCACTCGTTCAGTTCGGCCAGCGTCATCTGGTGAGTGCGGTTCACGCCAACCTGGGGCTGGACAATCGTTAGGCGAATCGTCTGGAAATCGCCCAGCGCCTTCATCATTGCGAGTGCGTAAATCTTCAGTTGCGGCGAGTCAGCGTCAACGTAGTTGCGTCCCGTCTTCAAGTCCACGATCTCGATGATGGAGTCCTTGACGCTGTAGCCGACAACGTCGCACGTCCCTGATAGCTGTATCTGCATGGTGTTCAGCACCGTACCGTGTTGCTCCACCAGGACACGACCTAACTCTGTCTCCAGGCGCTTGATGGTGTCCAGGTGCAGCTGCGCGAACTCCGCGTTCTGCTCGGTGATGCGGATACCCTCCACCAGCTTGTCGATGTAGTTCTTTGGGTCATCCTCTGTCTGCCAGCACGTCTCGGCAAGCGCGTGGATGGCAGTGCCAATCTGCGCAGCTTCACCACTCGGTGACTCGGGTATGCCGACACTCAGGTGAACACTTGCGGGGCACGCCATCCAGCGTGATGCTGCGCTTGGCCTTAGTTTGATCCGTTCCATTTTTCTCTCTCTCTTTCGTGTTCGTTTGAAATGATTGCGTAGGCTTGTTTGCGTACTTCGTTGGTGACCGCGTGACCCAGGTCATCAGGGTCAAGCAGGCGCTTGAGCAGAACAGTCTTATCTCTAGACGATTCGCGCTCTTTCTCTAGCTGAGTGCCCAGCCAGATGATGTGCTCGCGCATGGTGCGTAATTGGTCAAGCATTTTTTTTGATGTACCAGTAAGCAATCAGGGCAGCGTCTGCGCGGCCATCGTCCTTTGCACGCTTAAACAGGTCGGCTTTGGCTGGGAACAGTTCCATCGCACGCATACGGCTGGCATCCTTACCCGCTGCGCGGCCCACAGCCTTCGTCCAGGTGGCAGGCGTGACATAGGTG